GTCAATAGAGGTATCTCAAAATCAAAAATATCTGGTAAAGCTTATTCTTTCGACCTTTCATCTGCCACAGATAGATTACCTATCTCTATACAATGAAGAATCATTGATATGCTTTTTCCGAAATATCAGGTTGGTCAACTGTGAAAATCACTTTTGGTCGACAGGGATTATTATGTCCCCGATTATTCTGAAAAAGGAGATAAGGACCGTATACTATTTGTACGGTACGCAGTAGGACAGCCAATGGGGGCCTACTCATCATGGGCCATGTTAGCTATTACTCATCATTGAATTCTCCAATACTGTTCGTTCTTACTAGGACGAAGAGGATGGGAGACTCAATATGAGATATTAGGAGATGATTTAGTCATATTCGATTCTGAATTGGCTCAAAGTTATCTTGCAATAACTAAAGATATAGGAGTAGAAATTAATCTCTCTAAATCTATAGTATCGCCTAACAGGCCCAGCTTCGAATTTGCTAAAAGAATGATTTGTGATTCCGTCAATGTTTCGGCTATCAGTTTTAAACAACTGATCTCTGAGTCATCGATGGCAGCTCGGATTAATAATGTTATTTATTACGCCAAGCTTGGTTTAATTAGGAACGTAACCGTTCTTAAAACAATCTTAAGTCGATTTGATTTTAAATCTAATTTAGATTTAAATATCCCATTAATATCTCTATTAGGCTACTTCTTGAATTCCAAGAGGTTAACGCTGAAAGATATATTGAAGGTTTTAGTAAATTATAAGGAAGATGAGTGAGACTTGGATAGTCCCGTCATCTTACCCTATCATTCATTATTATCCTCCCTAAGGGGATTATTAAGTGAAATGGCAGGTGGTGAGAGAACGGAATTCATCCTTCCTCATGATGAGGAGAGGGATGAGTTGGCTGAAGAGAACGAACTCCTCCTTTCAGACATGATAGTTCTTCATGCTCTATCTGAGGCGAAATTGATCGAGAGAAATTTCGAACAATGACGTCTTAGTTTGCAGAATAAACTATTCGGAAGTTTTCCTATAAAAGGGAAAGCTGGATCGTATATTTTAGAAAATAATACTTTAGATCCGTCTGAGTGATTATTCGAGGTTATCGATAATTACGAGGGTTTCGATGCAGTTGAATATGTCGACAAGATAGAGAAAATTGCTATCAAACAGGCAAAAGTCCATCATCTTTCTGTTGAGAAAGCTCTTCTATTATTAGAAGAAGTTGAATCACAGAGAAGGCGATGGTCTATTGGTACTGTTAAGGCGAGAAGGGAGGAAATGGCAAATGAAAAGGCCTCACCAATATTTAGATATATCCTTGAAAATACTGGACGTAGATCTAATCTTAGTTATCTAAGAGAAAGACCCACATTCGGATATTATTCTAGGTAGTCTAATATTGGTACAACCTAAAGTTTAATTAGGGTTTTGATTAATAATCTTATAATTCACACTAAGGAGACTATATATACATATGTATGTATGGAAGACTCACCTAATGGAAAGTAAAGAGACTCTTAATAATAAAGAGAAGACTCGTTGTAAGATTATTAATCATTAGCTAACTTACTTAAGCTAAAAAGGATGTAATCCCTTAGGGGGATTAGCTCAATCCGGATAGGTAGTAGCAAGGCAGAAGCACAGTAGAATCGCACGGAGAAATCCAGAGGCAACTTTGGTACCTAGGTAGTACTGCATTTTCTTTTGGTAATACAGCACTTTCTTAGGAGAATTAGCTATCGAAAGATAGTGAATTCTTACAACGGCAGTCATGGCAAGGTACAAAACACGTACTGGACATGGTCTGTAGTCTTCAATGACAACCGTTGTACCCCCATGTACTCTGCGTTGATACCACTGCTT